AAAACTGCGTTGAACCCTCACCTCGATCTAAAGGGAAATGTTTGGATCAACCCGGACATAGTTGTCGCTACTACGAACTTGTTCATACCGTTTTCTCAGGGAAACAATGTCAACAACACAGAAGCAATTCAGTGTGTGGCTGCTATTAATCGACGCTTTCCAGTAAAGATTTGGCAGCAAGGATTTGACGAGTTTTATATTGTAGACAATCATGATACTCAGATGGGTTACAAAAGAGATGATGGGTCTCATTATAAGTTTCATTACACCCGTCTAAACTCTGAACAGCTCTATGAGAAGGTCAAGGAGATCTATCTAGAGCATTGTGAATCTCAGGAGAAGTTTGTGGAAATGGTTGAAGACCAGGTCCGTCCTGAGGGTTTGTATGGTACAGCATTGAAGTTCGCTGCCATTACATCTCTTCAAGCTATCGCTCGCCTCACTATATCTCTAGAAGCCAGAGATGGGGATGAGGGATTAGCTGCACTTTTAGTTGCATTAAGACGCTTTGTGGCAACACCACTTCAAGCGCTGAAGAGATCATCACAGGCAGAATTGACCACGCGGCTCATTGCTGCTGGTCTGTCTAGAGGTGACACCCATAGGTACAAGAGTACTCTTGAGAAATTATGCAAGTTCGGTCCCGTACTTTATCGGGCCCATGTTACGGAGCAAGATTTGTTGGAGCTCCGAGTGGTAATTGATATGATTGCCCCAGTCATTGAGCAAGTCGCTCTTAAGACTGTTGTACGACCTTTGCCATACGAGCTAGGCTCTATCGTTTATGATATCCTTAGTTTGTTATTTCCTAAAGTTACGAAACTTATTATGGAAAAGGTGCCTTCCGTTACTTTGAAGTCACTGCAACTCACTAAATCAGTGAGTGCGGAGGGAGAATTACGTTCGAAAACGCTGAGGAAGATTTACGATCTCGATTGGATACTAGCAGTGCTAGACCTTTATGAGATCAAACAGTTTGATACCATTGAATTGTATGTTGGAAGCTTCATCCTGAATGGATATAGAGCTTTCAGTAAGTCTACTCAACCGATACAGCTATCTGATTATGGAGAC